GTTACCTGATCCTCTTTTGTATGAGAATATTTTAGTACCTGTAAATGTTGTCCCTGTGTAGGTAGTTCCATTTGCAAAACTAATACCTTGGTCATCAACTATGTCGTATAAAGGTTCTTGATTTCTGGCTGTTTTAGCCTGCGAAGTTACCCATGTTGTTCCGTTGTAATGATATTGCTGTCCACCGAGTCTACCTGACAGAGCTAACACTGTGTTGTTTTCTTCCACAGTAGCATCATCTGCTTCTACCAAATATGCTTTGTAAACATCAGCAGGTTCGTCAACAGCTTTCTCAATTGTAAAATTGTATATTTTGTTCCGAACGGTATTGTCAAGATCTCGAGCAAAAACAACTCTATCACCATGTGTCAATGTTAACTCATTGTGAACTGCAAATGTAGTAGTATCAACACAAATCTTACCTTGAACTTCTTGGAAGGCTCTTTCAACAGTATCATCTAATATGTCAATAGGTAGTTTTGCTACTGCACCAAAGTTGTGTAAATGATAATCTGCTTCAAACTCAATGATTGGTCTGCTTGCACGATTAGCTTGGTTAAATGTTAACGTAGAATTATTATATACTGCTGTTTTTTCTATAACATCTCTATGAACCCAACGATTTCCTCGACTCCACGGATTTCTATCCAAGCTAGATCTGTTTATAGTAATATAATCTGGGTACTCAGGTTGAAGGTAAACTTCTAATCTCGCACTTGCGCCAGATCCACCAGTTACATCAACTGGATTAGTAGGTAATACTGTATAATCACCAAGATCTTTAATTTTAAAACTTTTTATAGCGCCAGACTCTGGGTCAGTTGCTGTAAGTATCGGGGCCGATTCGTAACCGTTTCCGCCGCTAGTAAGTGTTACTGATGTAACTACACCTGCAGTAATAGTTGCTGATGCTGTGGCAGAACTACCAGTTGTGGGACTAGTAAATGTAAGTGTAGGCGCAGTTAAATATCCGGCGCCGCCGTTAACAATAGTGACTCCGGTTACTACACCAGTAGTGGTGTTGATAGTAACAGAAAATGTTGCTGTGTTTGGAGTGATAGCATCGACAACTGCGACTGCTTGTCGCTCGTAGGTACCGCCTTGAATAGTAAGTCTATCGTCTACAACATATCCTAGTCCACCGCTAATTACAAAACTATCATTAATAGTTTCTATGCTGATCAATTCAGATTCTGGTACTAATCGAATACTTGTTCCTACACCTTCAACATAATAGTATTTGTTCTGCCATGATGCGGGCACACTAGAATCAAAGTGTATTTTCATTCCGTTTGTTAGAACTATACCATTTGGACTAGTGTAATATAATTCCCCAACAATATCCACAGCAGGGTCAACGTCATTGGCTATTGGATCAATAATATTAATAATTCCGACAGCATCACTATCTGTGTCACTTTGATAATATAAAACATCAAACGGCGCTGATATGTAAGGTACTAGTTCATATGCACTATCTCGAACAAATGCTTCTTTACTAGTATAAGATGCTCCACCTTTAATCTTTACTTTATGGTCTTCAGGGACAGCAATCTTAGACAATAGAACAATTCTGTCGTTACCATCTGAATCAACTTGGATGCTGATAGTATAAATGTTTGTGCGATCAGCAAGAGCAATCTGGTTACTCTGATCAAAATAAACTATTCCGTTTTCTGTTCTAACAGTATCTACCCAGAAAATATCGTCGATATATTCGCGATTTACAAATACTATAGTAGCACCATCTAAGTATGCGATAGGTCCGTCAATCCCGCCGTAACTGTCTATTACGTCTTGTGGCTTAGCACCCTGCACCTGATTAAATGCAAGATTGGTTGCGTAGCTAACGGTTTCAACAACTGGTAAATTAATAAATTTGTCTTGTGCTGTAGCTTTTGGCACAGTAAATCGTACAGTTCCTGAATCAGTACCGTTGTTTGAAACGCCAAAAACATCTCTAGTTTGGATGTTGCTTAAATCAGGATCAATACCATTCTTGCCTGGCTTCCCTTGAATATAAAAGTTATTTCCATTACTATTAACAGTAAATTCATATACTCCGCCTCTTGCAAGGGTGATACTTGGGTTAGGTACATTTTCACTACCTGAGAACTCGTAGGCGTTATTAATAGGATTATATGTTACTGTGAAGGTCTGACTAGTGCTAACTCCACTGGAAGTAATCTGTATCGGGTCTGGACCTTCTTTAAGCCAGTAATACTGACTAAAGTTTACAAATTTGTCTAAATCTATTTTAGGATCGTATGAATAAAATTCATTATCAAACAGTCTATTGTGATTGTCTGTTAGACCGCCATAGTACTTAATTTTATTAATAGTATCAATATAGGTAGTTGCGAAGTCAATATTTTTAGCAAACTTATCCTTAACAACAACACTAGGCTCAAGTTGATAATTTTCTCTATTGCTAGTTGGCTCTAAGATATAACTATCACTTGCTTTATACGAAGGTGCTAACTTACGACCAATGAATCCATTAACTTTTTTAAGTTGTGGTTCGCTAACTAGTTGGTCAAATGTAGCATTTAAAAACTTTTTATTAGTATCAGTTTGAAAAATATCAGGTAAAAACTGATGCGTTTTGAATACTGCCATGTGTTACCTTCCTATACCCTATTAAGTTGTCCTGCTGTAATAGCAGAAATAATTTGTACATCACTAACTGTTGCCGCACTAACAATAATCTCATCTGCATCTGCATTAATCTGATACAGATTTCCAAAACTATTTGATGATTGGTTAGGGACAATAATGATACTACTTACGTTAGGTGTAAGTTCGCTGTGTAAGTAAGCACTTAGTTCACTAAAGTAGAACGTTTCTCCAAAGTCCCAATTGTTAATATCAAAGTATGAGTTAATTGCTGTGATCACTAAACTCTTTATTTCGTTATCACTGATATTAACGCTAGGGTTTTTAACAACCTTAAACGTTGCTCTCAGTGCTGGATCGGCTTTACTACCAAACAACGGCTTAAACTTTGCCGCATTGTATATTAAACTATCACTAACAGTTTTAAAGTTTTCGATAGTGCTGTAATCTAATCTTAGATCTTCGCTACTAGGAGCAGTAGGTTCAACTACTGTTCCAGAAGTATCAGTAATATATGAGGTATAGTCATCGCTATATGCTCTGGTTAATAGATATAAGTCTATTAGATTATTTGGACTTGGATCTATTCTTCTATTATTAGGACTATTATGTGTGTATTGGAACATAATATTTTCCCTACCTACTCTTGCTATGTAGTTTGTAAGTAGGGTAAGTGCTGAACCGTTAGACTGATAAAACTTATCTTCTGAGTATGCGTAAAACACAGTATCTATAGCATATAACGTGATATTGTTTAGGATGTCGCTTTCTGTTCCATAATTAGAAACAACTGTGGATCTAGCCACTGGGTCATACTGTAGGAAACTGGTTATAGACTCTGACTTTTTAAAATACACATACTTGTTCTCTGGATTAACTGTTGGTGCAACAAATGTTATAAACAAATCTGGGTTATCAGGCACACCGTCTAGGTTATCATCTGGGAACGTAACTAAAATTTTTCTATTATCTTCAATTCCATCATTTGCTAATACGTGATTATCTATTCTCCAAGATTGACTGTAGAATAAACTATCCGAAGTATCGGGCTTAGTATTAGTTCTAAGGATTTTAATCTCGTCTAATCTTGTTGTTGCTGTTCTCGAGTCGTATACTTTAGCATCTGGGTCGTAATAAAAACGTGTTTCTCTCACACTTTCAAAGAAATACTTTGTACCACGCACTGTTACATCATATTCTTCGTTGCTGAAGGAAAGTTTAACAAACCAACTGTTGTCTAAACTAGTACCAGTTGTATTGCCAGCATAGGTTAAACTAAAATTACCAGTTCCAATATTTGCTTCATCAATAATCTTCCATTCCATTTCAGAAACGTCGTACCTGAGTGCAAAGTCTTTGTAGCTTAAAATGTTTGCGACAATATTATCTACTAACGAAGTAGGCCACGAATTCTCAAACACAGGTATAACCTGTGACACTACAGCAGTGCTTGGAATCACTGTACTTAAAATAGCATTGCCAATACCTGGAGTAGGGTAACTTATGATACTGGCCCATAGTTCAGTCTTTTGAAACTCTGTTTCGGGTGTTCCGGTTACTATCTGATTTTGTGCATTAAAAAACTTTCCTGCGGGTGCAGTAAACTTAACTAGTGCACCTTGTCTTAAGTAGATATAACTATCCGAATTAAAAGTACCTGTACTTCTTCCAGTACTGTTACGTAATTGTGTCCAGGTAGCGGTTGGTGTTTGTCGTGTAGCTGTTCTATAATATAAATGTTTTACTTCACTATCTGAGATCAGTTTTTGTAAAGTAGACTGTACTATATTGTTAACCTGACTACTGCTGGTAAATTGAAAAGTAAGAGCTAAATTATTAACGTCTTCTTGATATATCAAACCATCTTGGGAGAATATATTTGTACTAGAATACTTTCCAGTAGAGTCAATCACGTCTAAGTATCTGCTGATACCACTGCTAGATCTATTAACTGCCTTTGCTTTTAATATCGTGCTAAATGTTGTGTAAGGTAAAACGTTATAATCTTCACCGGACACCATTCTATTCTGTGTGTAATACTGCTGTGGTGCTTTAGTTCTAATTTCTTCAAGTGATTCTCTAGCAGTAGCATTAGTTACTGTGTATTCTAAACTTGCACGGATTGTTAAAGTTTCTGTGCGTCCTGAACGACTACGATATGGCAAGTTTATAGTTATACTGCTCATCTCTTCAGGGGTGATCTTATAAGTTAAATTGTTTGAAATTCTATAGAACAATCTAAAATTACCTGCAGGAATATTAGTAAATGAACCATCACCAAATACTAAGTCAATTTGATCGTTTGCTCTGGTGTTAACACTATACAGGTTTCTGTCAGCAGTATTGTTGTATATTACGTTTATACCGTTTACTGCTGGAACTTTAGTCCATTCTGTGTCGATAGTTCCGTCTGAGTTCAAATTGTACAACCATACATCATTGTTGTTGATGTTATTAAAGTTAACACTAACAACACGATTAGGTAAACTGTCACTGACCTTAAAGTCAAGATTCTTTAATTCTCCTTGTTTAAAATAGAAGAAGTATCCTGTATTATTAGATCCGTTACCCTGATTGTCATTTCTATATAAGAAATTAAATGCACCGTTAGGACGAGGGTCATCTTCATATACATATTGATAGTTTGCAGTTGTAGCACTTACTATCTCAAATCGTGTAGCAATACCCGACACACTTACATTAAACGACTGTACTGGAATGATGTTAGTTAACATTCTAACACCGTACTCATCTGTCTTAACTCCGTTCAGTGTTTTAGTAGCACCTGGCTTGCCAATGGCCTGTGTGGGCACCAAAGATGAATTCAATACTGCTGTGAACTGTTCTAGCCAGTTCTCGTTAGTACTGTCGTTCCAGTTAACAATGGTGTTTGATAAGTTATTGCCTTCGCTGTCAAATACTGTTTCTGTGGTGAGTACACTTTGAAACTTTAAGAAACCTGACGCAGGGATATTACGCTTAGGATTGTAACTAATTAACTTGGCTAGTTTTAATATGCTATCACGACGCTCAGCAGTGTCAATAAAATTTTCACGTGCATTTAGGTCTGTTCTGAATGCCAAACTTTGACCCAAGAAAGCAATTAAATCAATAAGTGCGACATACTCGCTTGATTCTGTAAAGTCGTTGAAGTCTTCTGGGTAGTAGGTACGCAAGTACTCTATCATACTTTTGCGTATAGTTTCAAAGTCAAAACTTTGGAAGTTTGCTTCTTTGAATGTCTGGTAAATTTTAGTCCAGTCTTGCTGAACTAATAAACTGGTTTGTCGTGTAGTAGTAGCCATATTTAATTAATACCTATTATTCAGTATTTATGGCATTTAAAAAGTGCTATTATTATAAAACGTTTAAATCGTTACTGTTAGAATTAAATTCTAGTACTAGACTGTCGCTGAAATTTCCGGGGAGGAAAGTTAGTTCAATTCTTACTTTTATACCTTGGTCAAACTCATTAATAATAACTCTATCTGCACGTAATCGTGGATCGTATCGAACTATTTTAGTTACATCTTCTATAAGACTTGACTTTAGATCTTCAGTCATTGGTTCGTACAGGAGACTCCAAACTATAGAACCAAAGTTTGGGTTCATTAGTTTTTCACCCTTCCTAATGCTGAAATGATTAATTAAGTCTTGCTTAACTAATTCATAGTCAACAAGGTGGAACTTTTTAATTCTGTTTACGGTACTAAAACCTTTATATCTTATAGCCATATGTATATTTACCCAGTTATCACATCAGCATCTAGCACATCGATAGCATATTTGCCAGCATTAAAAAATAGTGCGCCAGGTCTGCCTCGACTATCGTTTATATCTCCAGTTGCTCTCCACTGTTTTGCTCTGAGAGCAGGAAGATTCTGATATGTGTTGTTGATTTTGTTGTTTAATGTGGTGATACTTGCTTGAGCCGAAGAAACGGCTAACTGTTTATTTCTACCTTCAATGTTCCCATATAGTGCAGACTCAACTGTTTGTGTTGTAACTAAACTGGTATCGTTTATATCTTGCACTATCGCATATAATCTTTTCTGTATCTCGTTATTGACTGAGGAGAATGAAAGAGATTGTGTGAAGTCACTTGCTAGTGTTGACAGTCCTGAATTATCGTAATGTGATTTAGCAACATTGGCATAGCCAAGAGTACTCAAAGTATTGGCTAAATTTGTAGATAAATTTGCGGCTGTACTAACAAGATAACTTGAATCAATTTTATTTACAGGAAGGGGGTTTGAAATTGTCCCCCCATCAGATGTAAAACTTAAATTTGCATTAGCAGTAGTCTCGTGGAGGTATTCAATCGTTGTACTATTAATTAAATCACTAACTGTAAATGTTCCGTTAAGTTCAATATTAGAATTTGTTATAATAACAAACGACTCATCCTTATTAAGACCGTGGGCAGTAACTGTTGTTGTTCTTACAGTATTATTCAATTGAAAGT